AGAAGAATTCCCAAAAATAGACTGGTCAAATAACTCGGACCAGGATATTCAAACATGCATTCTCCTGTACGATGAACGTGTATCTACATATCATCGCTTACAGGAGATTGATGTTTTAATAGATGATAACCCATCCCTTACTGAAGAGTTTGTTGCACTTGATATTCGTAATCAGCAAGCCCACCGAGAACTGCAATCCTTTAATGATACCGGAAAGTTTCTGTTTATTCATTCCATTGCAATAAGCCGGCAATTCGCTTATTCGCAACTCAATGATTTAACCAAAATGAAAAAGGAAAATCCGGACGCTTTTATAAATGAAATTACAAATATCACTCAAAACATCCGCCGGATACAAAGCAATCTCAGAAATAAAAAATACAAATCAAAAACTGAAAAAGCAAGCTGGGAAGATAACTTGAAAAAAGCCATTTTACGCAAAGAAATAATTGCAGAAATTTTGGCTAAAAAAGATTAGATTTTTTAAAAATATACATCGATTTGGCATGTTTGATATTTAAAACACCCTTAAATTGCTGAAAACCAATAAACCAACTTTTTATTAAAAAATAATATAAAAAATGAATGAGTGGAAAGCCTGTGCCACTGTGTCTTTCTCTTGTAATGCAAAAAGAATTCAAAAAGGGGTTTTATGACAGGCATTTGAAATTCAAACCATTAAACAAAATATTTACAATCAAACTCAACTGAAACTAAAATTTTAATTAATCATCCGATTTATCTTGCAATGCATCGGATTGTCTTTTGACGATTATGAAACCGGAAGTACTTTTAATGCAAAAAAGAATATGGAAAAATTAGTTTGGCGTACGGAGCAGCGAAAAGTTTCTGAACTTATTCCGCTTGATTATAACCCTCGGAAACGAAATGAAGAAAAACAAATCAAACTGCAAGGCAGTATTGATAAGTTTAACCTGGTTGAGATACCGGTTATCAACTTAGATAATAAAATCATCGCAGGCCAAAGAAGGTGGGAGGCTTTCTATGAGCTTGGCAAGTCTGAAGAGATGATTGATGTGCGAGTACCAAACCGGATGCTAACTGAGGATGAGGTCAAGGAATACAACCTACTGTCTAATACACATGCCGGTGAGTGGGATCTCCCGAAGCTTGAGGCTTACTTTGCTGGATTGTACGAGGGTATTGTTGAACTTCCTACAGTGACAGCCGACTTGATGTCAAGTGATATGCTCGACAAACAAAAAGAGGAGCAGAAAGAGTTGGTAGATGATGAGTTTACGGATGACATTATAGAGGATGCTGAACCTATTACCAAAGAAGGAGATCTCTACGAATTGAATGATCACCGGCTTATATGTGGTGATTGCACGGATGTACTCGTTGTTCGTGAGCTGATGAATAAGAAGTTGGCTGGCATGGTGTTCACAGATCCTCCATATAATGTTCGCGTGAAAGATATTGTTGGCCTTGGTAAAAGTAAGCATGATGAATTTAAAATGGCAAGCGGAGAAATGAATCAAAACAGATTCGCTCGCTTCTTGGAAGACGTGTTTCTAAATCTGATCAAACACACTTCGGATGGCTCAATCCATTATATCTGCATGGATTGGAAGCATATCAACGAAATAACCAATGCCGGGAAGATTTATACTGAACTTAAGAATCTAATTGTGTGGGTTAAGAAAAATGGCGGAATGGGTTCATTTTACCGGTCCCGTCATGAATTGATATTCGTGTATAAGAATGGGAAAGGAAAGCATACTAATAACTTTATGCTTGGCCAGACCGGCAGGTACAGAACCAATGTGTGGGAGTACGATGGGATGAACTCAGTCGGTAATAAAGAGCGTGAGCTTTTAGAAGATCATCCAACCGTGAAGCCGGTTAAATTGGTTGGTGATGCCATACTTGACTGCAGTAATTACAATGACATCATTTTAGATGTTTTCCTTGGTTCCGGTACCACTATAATTGCTTCCGAGCAAACAAGCAGGATTTGTTATGCTTCTGAGCTGGACCCAAAATATGTTGATTTGAGCATTCGTAGGTACGTGCGATTTATGAAGCAGTACGGAAAGGCAGTGACCATTAAAAAGAATAGAGTTGAGTTGACTGCAGATGAAATAAATGAATTTCTGAAATGAGTTATACATCATCCTTTTTAGAAAAAGTACGCGCGTTCGGCATTCTCGGATATTCAGTTGATAAAATAATTGATTTAGTCGAGCCGGATGATCCGGAGCAATTCCGGGACGATTTTGCCAATCCGGATAGTGAGGTTTATCGATTTTACAGAAAAGGGAAGACCACCGGCGAATACAACCTTGACAAAGAACTCTTTGATCAATCTACAAAATCTCACGATGTAAAAGCGAATGAAACTTTGAAAGACAGGTTGCAAAGAAATAAGATTGATGATTTAATTTACACGCACTTCGGAATATGATAGAACACCTTCAAAAACTACCGGTTGAAATTGTAGAGCGATTTCTTGAACTGCGGGATGCAAAGAAAACAGGTATCCCGCAGGAACTGGCTGATTATATTCTGCAGGTAAATGAAGCTGCTAATCTGAACCGCCGGTATCAGTCTATCATAGAGTGCGCAAAACGCTTACAGAAGGTTTATCCAACCCTTTCTATTTCAACATGTAAGAGCAGAATTTATGATGCGATTAATTATTTCAATTCTGATAGTTCCGTAACATCAGAGGCTTGGAATAATTATTTTGCAGATCAGATGATGAAGCTCGCGGAAGTCAATCTCGTGGCTCACGAACTGCGTGAGGTGCGAATCTGCTTTGAAAAGGCTCGCGCATACAGGATTGCCGCTTCTGCCAATGCCATTAATCCGGATCGGGTAAAATTCAAACCACAAATTGTTTCTGCAGACATGGAGCTTGAACGAATGGGCATTAAAAAGAAAGGATTGCTGGATGCATATAGAAAGGCGTTGGCTCTTATAGACTCGCGGGATATAAGTATGTCGGACAAAGAACGATTGAAAGACGAAGTTGAAAAGGAATTAGGAATTACTGAGGTTGATTATGAGAACATTAAGTGATGAAGATATATTTCTTCGGACATATTTGTCTGTTGTACAAATACTTGTTAAGCTGGCAGATCCCACTTTTCTTTTTGCTGAGCTCGGAAGAGGATCCGGGAAAACTACCCATATTCTCGCTCCACGGATCGACAGGGTTCAAAATGATATGCCCGGATCAGTACTTGTGCTTGGATCGTCAACCTATAAGAGTATTCTCGACAATATTCTTCCTGGAGCAATGGAGTATTTTTACGAAAACTATGAGCGTGGAGTTTATTTTGAAATCGGGAAAGAACCGCCCAAGCATTTTGCTCCTTGTAACACTTATATTGAAAATTGGAAGCACACCATTTCCTTTGTAACTGGAACAGTCATTCAATTTGTGAGTGCTGATCGTCCTGAGTCCATGCTCGGAAAAAACGCTGCACATCTATTCGTGGATGAGTTATTAAGAATTCCTGAAACTAAGTTTACAGAACGCATTATTCCCGCACTTCGAGCCGATCGATCCAAATTTGGGCACTCACATTATTTTATGGGAATAACCGGAATTTCATCTACTCCTAATTTTGAGACTGACGAGGATTGGTGGACTAAGTACGAAGAAAATATGGATGCAGAATTGATTCAATGCATCCAGGAAATAGCTTATGAATTAGATTTGCGGTTGGCAGATCTGATAACTGCCAGAAGTGAATTTAAGAACTCAGAGATCAAACGCTTGCAAAATTTTGTAAACAGATGGTCCGCTCGCTTGTCTGAATTTCGCAGGGGACAGACATATTATGTTCGTGCTTCTTCATTTTCTAACATTAAAATTTTAGGGATCGATTATATTGAAAATCAAATCAAATCCATAAAAGATGAGGATAAATTAAACACCTCTATTTTGGCAGTTCGTAAACACAAAGTAAAAGAGCGTTTTTTCGGAAAGTTCGGTAAAGAGCATCTATATGATGATAGCTATAAATACACGCTGATTGACAAAATAAGCATTGATTCAAAGATTGAGGATAGCTGCCAGTACCTTAATCATTACGACACCAACCAACCCATTTATGCCGGTTATGATGCCGGTCCTTTTTCAAGTATTGTTTTAGGTCAACGATTTCGCCGTGAGAATAAATTCCGTATCATTAAAAATCTTTGGGTGATCCATCCGGAGCAACATGATGAGCTGGCTCTCAAAATAGACAGTTATTTTAAAACGCATCGCCGGAAAGTGATGTTCCTGCATTACGACCGTGCTGCCAACCAGCGCGATCCTCGTTGGCGTGATTTTTATCCATTAACCGGAGATCTGAATGATACAGATGCTATTCTGCTGAAAAACGCACTCGTAAAACTCGGATGGAGTGTTACGCTGATGAGTCTCAATCAACCGGTTATTTATTATTCTCAACACTACCGCTTGCTTACTATATTATTTGGTAAAAACAAGGGCAACAGGGAGGACATATTAATCGACATGAACGAATGCGAAGCCTTGGTGTCGAGTATTAATCATTCACCACTGAAACGAAATGACAGAGGAAAAATAGAGCTTGACAAATCCAGTGAAAAGGAACTCGAATACAAAGATCAGCCTTATTATTCCACTCAATTATCGTCCGCACTGATGTACCTGCTTTGGGGAGAATTCAGCAAAGTGCTTCCGGAAAGCGACCAAAGAAAAATCATTCCTTCCGGTGCAGGAACGTACACTTCTTAGACAAATAAATATGTCCTTTATATAGGTTTGAAAAATAGTTTTTTTTGTATTAAAAACATGAAATCAATAACAGGTACCAACGCCATTGAGAAAATGAGACGCTTAAAATCAGTGCCGGGTGCCGTTTTTGGGATTGTTTTTCTTACTGCAGACAGGAATAGAGACAAGTACGGTGAGCGCAGAAAATATGAACGGTGTCGATTGCGACCGGCGATGCGAGATGAGGGTTTGGACGTATCTGCAGATCATTATCTTTTCTTTGAGGATGCAGACACCGGTGATGCCAAGCAATGTTTTAAAAAACTGATCCGTCAGGTAGCATTTCCGCCTGAATATAATTGGCTTACAGTTAAATGGTTTGAGTAACAGCTCCCTAAATCCCCCAAGGGGGACTTTAAGACATTAAAAACAAGAACTTTTACATAACAATGGAAAATAAAACAAAAACAGTTGAATTTACGAGCAAATCACGTGGCTTTGCTTATGCAAAGAATACGGTACTCACATTCGAAATACAAGGCGTCACCGAGCGTGAAGATATTCGCTTCAAGGAAT